AGTAACTGTATAAGTTGATGTTGCTTTAATTGTTTCTACACCTGTTGCTGATCTAATAATAACCTGTAAATCAGTTGCTTCTAAAATTTTATAATCGTATGGAAAACTAGTGGCTGTGCCATTACCAGTTGTTGATTTGGATATACTTGTAGTTGATACTGTCATGTCTTAAAAACCTTTATTCTTTATTGAGGGTTTTGTAAATAAATATTCTTGGTTATATTCTTTTTTCATTCTTTTTTCTACTCTTTTTAATACACCCGGAGACATAGTTTCCATCATCTGATAACCTATAATATAATCAAATGCAGCTTTAATATAAAATAAATTTGCAAAAGGTATGTTTTGACTTACTGCTCTATAAGCAGCTTTACCTGCAGCACCACCTTCTCCACGAATACCATAATTTACAGCTAATAAAACATCAGCAATAGTTGTTGCAGTTGGTCCTACAAGACCAGAAACAACACTACCAGAATCTCTTTGTTCTCTAAATAATACATCACCATAAATACCAAGTCCACCACCTTGAGCAGCAGCTGCAAACCAAGTTGCTTTTAATCTTGGATCACGAAGTTTTTTACCTTTTAATAAATCTTTTAAAGACATAGCTACATAACCCATCATAACAAGTGTTACAAAAGTAGCTCCCATTCCTCTTATTCCTCTTCCTATATCTTGATTTGGTCCTTTTTTTACAAAAGCCATATCTCTTCCACCAACCATATTAACAAGAGCCATTGGAAAACCTTTAAATTGACCTAGAAAACCCATAGCTTCTCCCATGCCAGTTCCTTTCATTAATCCTTGTGTCATTACTCCTTTAACTCTAGCATCTGGCTGAATAACCGCATGAATTGATCTATCTATTAACATTCCAGATATTGAATATTTAAAATTTGTTTTTTGTATTTGTAATTCTGCTTTACTTAAATCAGTTCTTTCTAAAATTCTTTCCATATCAAAATCAGAAATATTATCTAATTGAGAAATATTAATAAATTCTTTTCCATTACTTGCTTTAATCATTGCTTGTTTTCTAATAACATCCCATTTTACAGAATTTATATTATAAACATTAAATAAATTTTGTAAGGGTTTATTTAATTGATTTAATTTTAAATTTTTTTGTTTAGCATAATAGTTAGCCATTCCTAACATTGCATTTTCTTTTAAAGTATTAGTCCACCAAGTTAAAAGATTTAATTTAAAAAATGTTCTTTTAATGTCTGTAGCACCTTTAGAATTAAAATCTCCAGCAGAATTTCTATTAGCTGTATCGTGAATTATTCCATCTAGCATAAATCCTAATGATTCAGCTATATCTTTAAATTCTGGTTTTTGTCTAATTTGTGCAAGAGCTGCCATTGCATCAGCCATAGAACCTAAAAATACATCACCTTGATGTTTCATTTCTGATCCATAAATAGCTAAATCAGCAGTAGCTGAAATACCAGCACCACCTAATTTTGATATATCTCCAATAGTTCTAATTATTGCTCCAACTTTAGCTAAAACAAAATTATCGGGTGTGTGCATAGAACCATCTATAACATTCATCCATTTTTTAAAAGGTGTAGCACTTGATATTTTTCCAGTATCTCTTCCTGCTTCTGCTAAAGCTGATTGAACACCTAATCTAATTTTTTCAAAATTATCTATAGGTTTAGTTCCAAGTCTATCTATCATTCCAATATTTCTTCCTGCTGTCATTATTCCAGAATAATAGGCTTCTTGTAATGTTCCAGTTCCAAATTTTAAATGATAATTAAACCAATCATCTGCAGTTTTATAATGTAATACTCTTTTAGAACCAGCACCTTTTGCAAAATCTCTTGATCCATAAATGTTACTTGCCGCATCAGACATTTGAATTTTATTACCAACTAAAGTATTATAGATAAAACGCATATATGAATCTATGTTATCAGCAGTAGCAAAAGTTCTATCTCCATCTAATCCTTGCATTGCAAAATTTTTCCATGCTTGAAAATTTTTATTATAATTTATATCTGTTCCTATAAAATTTGGATCAGCTTTAATATCATCTAATTTTAAACCTAATCTATTGGCTGCCGATCTTACTTCAAATATATCATTACTTTGTTTAACAACCCATCCCCACATTTTAGGAATATTTGCTCCTTTATCATTTAAAGTTTGTCTAAGGTTTTCAGAAAATTCGTGCATAACTTTTGCAACTTTTATAATTTCTGGACTTTGTGTTGTTACTTTAGGTTTTATTCCAGCTCTTTGTTCTGTTAAAGTAGGTTCAGCAGCAAGTTCAGATATAGTTCTGGTAACTATTCTTTGAGTTTTTACATCCATATCTTTAAAAAAATTAAATACACCTGCTTTTTTTAATAATCCATTAGATTCGGTCATTAAATTTGCCATTGCAGATTCTTGTGCAACTGAAACAGAATTTCTTGCTCCGCTTACTTGATCGTTTGATCCAACCATTATTGAAGTTAATCCTTCAAGTTCATTATTAGCAAAATTAGTTAAAACATATTCTTGATTTTTTCTTATTAAAATTTCATCTTTTATAGCATTTATTTTATTTTTTTGTTTTTGAAGTTTCATTTGTGCAGTAACATCTTTAGCTACCGCATCTACATTAATCTCATCAATAGATGATAATTTTTTTTCCGCCATTGCATCTTTAATAGCATTTATTATTTCTTGTTTTTTTATACTTTTAATAGAAGATTTTTTTAATAAATTTTCTACTCTTATTATGCAAGTATTTTTAGCCATGTTTATGTATTTCCATTTTCACAATTAATAAAATCTGCTATTGTTTCTTCAACTTCTTTTGAGTTTGCATTAAAATCATCAAGAGCTTCTGTTGTATTTGTTAAAACATCTGGTATTCCTTCATTACCAAAATCTGTTTTTAAAATTAAACCTCGTTCTGTTTGTTTATTTCTTAAATTAAGTAAATCTTGAGATTCACGATTCATTACAATATCATTTTCATTAAATAATAAACCATCAATATTTTTATTAATTGGATTTACATCCGCATCATTAAAGGTATTTCTAGTTGTACTTTTAATTTCTCCTGTAGCTGGATTAGCTGTACCTTCACGCAATGTTGCATCCGCATTTAATATACTTGCAGTATTAACAGGGTTTTCTAATGATAAATCTCCTATTGCTTTTGCTAATAATAACTCTCTAGTTCTTGGATCAGTTTTTTCTAACTTCATCATAAACTCACCATTAACAGGATAGTATTGATTGTATAAATTTAACTCTGGTTCACCACCTGTACCTTCATCTAAATTTTTTTTATTTTTTATAATTTGTGCTTCAAATTTTTGAGCAGTACCTATATCTTTTAATGCACCAGCACCTACATGAATTCCAGTACCAAGAATTGTACCAAATCCAATATTCATAAAACTATCTACTAAATCATAATCGGCTTGTATTTTTTGAGCTGTACTATAAATTAATGGTTCTAAAAGTGTTGCACCAACAGCACCTTCTACTGCACCTCTAACTGCTCTTCCAGTTTTTAAACCAGTTCTTGCAACTATTTGTGCAAATCTAGTTTGTCCAACAACAGGAATAAATGAAGCTCCAATATTTATAGGATCAAGAAAACTAACTCCAATACCTACTGCTAGTTTTGCAGCACCAACATAAAATCCACCAGATAAAGGATTAAAAGAACCTTCTGGTCCACGAGACATAATGCTTTGTCTTTCATTTTCTTCTATTTTACTATCAACCATAATATCAACAACTGATTGATATTCATCTTGTTCAAAATACAAACCTAAACTTGAATATTGTTTATTTAATTTATCTCTATTAACACGAAGTATAGGTTGATTTCTTGGAGACCTTTCTCCTTCTTCAGAAATACTTTTAGCTTCATACATTTTCCATCTTTTAAACGTAGCCATTGCTGGATTAAATTCCCAGTTATCTGCAGCTACAGCACCTAATGATTCTTTAAGAGTAGTTTGATATTGGTCGTAACCATTTTCTTGTGCTGTTTCATTTACATTTAATCCAAAACCAAATTTTGCCATATTATTTATTTATTTATTTTAAATTTTTTCTTTTTCCACCTATATAATTTCCATCACTATCTAAATTGTTAGGTTCTTTTTTTAAATTTTCAGCATAACCATAATATCCCCTGTATTGTTTTTTCTCTTGTTCACTAGGAAGATTTATATCAATTTCAATTCCAGAACTACCCGGTAAAGTGTAACTATTATCACCATGTTTTACAAACAATTCTTCTCCATTTTCATTTACAACTATACCAAAAGAATTATTAGAAAGAACAATTCCATAAACTAAACCTTCTCCATCTGCAGAATTTCTCCACTCTCCATTGTTTATTAAATTATAATTCATTTTTTCTGTTAATTCTTTAGATGGCACATCTTTTTTATTTGATTTATAAGCAACAGCTTCAAATGTTGGTAAATAATTATATTTAATTGTGTCTAATATTTTTACATGAGTATCCATTTCTCTATCATTTATATCTCTACCATCAACTTTTCTAGGTAGAAAATAAGTATCTTCTACTCTATAATTATTAGAAAATAATAATGATGCTTCTTTAGAAGCTGCGTTTACACTCATGCCGGGATTACCAAACATTAATTTTGCAGCATACAAAGATAACACATCTGTTATTTCATCCATTTCTGTTATTGTTCCGCTTATATCAAAAGGAACATTTTGTCTGTTTATATCATAAATATCTCCATAATCACTTTGGTTTACTATTGCTGTTTTAATTTTTTCTAAATTTATTTCCGTATCATCTTGTCGTGCTAAAAAATTTTTTAATGCTTCTACTTCTTTTGGATCATCAAAACTCATAAATTCATTAATTGTTTGTTCAGTTCCTAGAACAAGACCAACCTTTGTACCTTTAGGTAAACCAGCGGTCATTAATTGTGTTAATACTTTGTCTGATAAATTTCCGTATTGAAAGTCTAAACTTTTTAACATAGCTGTTCTTGCTTTTGAATTTCCATCAAAACCCAATTCTTTAAATTGAGTTACAAATTTTTCTGCCATTGAATTTGACATAATTTTTTGATTTGATAATGGTATACCTAATTTTTTTTGATCTTCTATTATTGCATTAGTAAATATTTTTAAATTAGATATTTTAATTTCTGGATTATCTGTTTCATTTATATAATCATTAAATAATTCTGTTATCTCTGGATTTGAATCTATTTGTAATTGAACAGGATCAGTTTGCATTTGTTTTGCTGTAGCATCTCTAACTTTAATTAAATCTTCTTTTAATTTAGCTTGTGTTATTTTGTCTGCTAATCCTGCATATGAATCTGTACTGTATTTTTTACTTTCAATAAGTTTATTTGTTTCATTTAAAGATGATGTTCTAATCAACCTTACATCTTCAGCATTAATTTTAGCTAAATCATAAGATGTTTTTAATTTATTGTATGTTTCTATTGGTAAAATTTTTTTTGCAAAATTAAAATCAAAAGGTTGTTCTGTACCTTTTCCTTGTAAAGAAAAAATAACATTAGCAAATTCTGTTTGCATTGGTTGAGCCATCATAATTTTAACTTTATTAATTAATTTAGTTCTTTGCTCAACTTTTAAATCCGGATAAACTGAACTGTTTTCTCCTTTTTCAAGTTCTGTATAAGCAAAACTAGGATTGTCATAAATATCTTTGTTTGCTTGAAACCCTTGAACAACAGAAGGAATATCATTAATAATTGCATCTAAATTTGCAGCAGGTATTTTACCAGAATAAGCATCTGTATATAATTTTGTTAAGTTTGTTTGGAGACTAGCATAATCAAAATCATTTACATTACCAAGCATCCCAAATTCATCTACAACATTTGCATCTTTATTATTAAAAAGAGCTTGAGTTATTAAAGATTTTTCTGCTTGTTCTACTTGGTTTCCTAAATCTTTAAAAACATTTTTATCTACAATAGTATCAATTCTAAAAATTCCTCTGTTTACTGCACTTAAAGCATTGTTTGTAAATAAAGTTGCAGTAGCATCATTACTAGCTTGTAATTTAAATTGACTAATAAAATTATTTGTTTGTTCTTTATAATAATTATTAGCAGATTGTTTATTAACTCCTAAACCAGTATTATCATTAGCAATAGTTTCTTCAAGAGTGTTTACTTTTCTAGTAAACTCATTTCCCAATCTTAATGCTTCAGTTCTATTTTGCGTATCGTTTTGTTTTATTTTATTATTAACAACCATCTGTGTTACAGGTGCTAAAGCACTAGCAAGATTATTATTTAAACCCATTTGAATATTAGATGTAGTACCTTGTAATTGTTCTATTGATCCTTTAGCTTGAAATGTAGGTATTTTTGGCATTATGTATTTTTCATCCCATATAATAGTGAACCTGTTCGTGCTACAGTATTTATTTGTGCTAGTTTAGATTCTTGTCTAGCCATTTGACCTCTAATTGTTGCAAAGTTTGCTTCTTCCATTTTATTACTTGCAGCAACTTCTGAATTGTATTTAATTAAATTTTCTTGTAACTTTGCTTCATAAGCATTTGAAAGTTCTATATTAGCAGCTGTACCTGTTCCAAGTTCTACACCAGATTTTGCAAGTGCAACTCTTGTTCGACCTTCAATTTTTGTAAATTCTTTTTGAAATTGTGCAATATCAAATTCTGCTTTTGCTTCTATTTGATCTTTTTGACCTTCAAGAACTAATGCGTTTCTGTTTGCAACTGATTGATTGTATTTACCTGCCGCACCTTGAGCTTTGTATTGAGCTGCTCCCATAACTCCTGTAAAAATTTGCGGTGCAAAAGGTGCTGCAGCTCCCATTAAAATATCCTCGCATACATATATTGGTCTGATCCGTCAAATCCCCAGTTTTTCATTAAGCCTTCTCTTTCTAATCCTAACCATTCGGCAAATCTTATGCCTTCTTTAAAATCTTTTCTAATTCCACTTTGTACTCTTTTTATATTATGTTC